GAGATCGTCACGTTCAAGCTGGGTTATGGTTTTGGTGAGCCGATCCAGTATATTCGTCGTGGGCAGGACGAGAGCCTGTCTGACGATGTGAACCAGTTGAACGAGTATATGTTCCAGGAGAACAAGCAGGCCGAGGATAACGCACTTGCCGAGTGGCTGTATGTAGCTGGTCTTGGTATGCGAATGACGTTGCCCGGTGCTGATAAGGACGAACCGTTTAAAATTTATGCACTTGACCCTCGCTACAGCTTCGTAGTCCGTTATAACGGTCTCGGAGAGCCTGTGGTGATGGGCGTAAAATACATTGTAAAAGAGAATAAGCAGCCTGTTTACAGTATTTATACCGCTGATATGTATTATGAGGTCGAAAGTGGTGTAATCACGAAAGCAGAGCCTCATGTTTTGGGCGGCGTACCGATTTTCGAGTACCCCGCGAACGCAGCACGTTTGGGTGCGTTTGAGATCGTTTTGCCTTTGTTGGACGCGATCAACGAGGTTGAGAGTAACCGCCTCGATGACGTGGTGCAGTTCGTGAACAGTTTCCTCGCTCTGCTGGGTGGCAGCATCGATGAAAAGACGGCGAAGCAGCTGGACGAGTTTAAGATGCTGTGTCTGCCCGAAGGTGTGGACGCTAAGTATCTGTCCGTTGCGATGCAGCAGAGTGATACCCAGGTATTGGCAGATAATCTGTACGAATACGTGCTGACGATCTGCGGTCTGCCGAATCGTAACGGCGGCAGCTCCACGAGTGATACCGGCAGCGCCGTTATCATGCGCGACGGCTGGGAAAGCGCCGAGGCGCAGATGAAGTCCGTTGAGAACGAATGGAAACGCAGCGAGAAGCAGTTTTTGAAGATGGTTCTCCGTATCTTGAAGGATATGGGCGACATCGATCTGAGCGTTCGTGAGGTTGAGATTAAGTTCTCCCGCAGAAATTACGATAATCTGCAAACGAAGTCTCAGGTGCTTACTACGCTGCTGAATAACCCGAAGGTACACCCTGAACTTGCGTTCCTGCATAGCGGTATGTTCCTCGATCCCGAAGGTGCGTACTTGCAGAGTAAGCAGTGGTGGGAAGAGAACGAGAAAAAGCAGAAGGAGGAACAGGAACGTGCAGTACAAGGTAACAACCCGCAAGGCCCCGAAGAAGCCGGTGAAGGTAGAGAAGCCGAAGGAGCAGCCTAAACGGGAAAAGAAAGAATGATCGTGACGAGGTGGTAGTGCATGGGACATATTCATAGTGTTTATGATACGGATAACCACTTCAAGGTAGACGGTATCACGAGAGCGATCTCGAATGTTTCCAGTAAGAAAACCTCGCTTGTCCAGTGCGACCACAACAGCGAACGATTCACGTTTGAGATCCCGCGTTACATCGAAGGTCACGATATGCTGACCTGTAACTCGGTTTCGGTGCGATATCGTAACGGTGCAAGCGGTGGGACAACGAAGGGTAAATACGTAGTAAAGGATTTCCAAGTCAGCCCCGAAAGTGACGAAGTGGTTATCTGTAGCTGGCTGATTTCCAAGAACGCCACGAAGTACGTTGGGCCGTTGAAGTTCCAGCTACGCTTCGAGTGTGTCACGGGTTCTACTCCCGATTACGTGTGGAACACCATCGCGTTCACGGGTATCACCGTACAGGAATCCTTCGACGAGTTTGACGTTGAAGAGAGCGAGGGTGATACTGGCGATGATGACGAGGAGGGTGGCGGGGGCAGCGAAACCACGAAGCTGTCTGCGCCCGTGATTCGCTTGGAAACCGTTAGTGATTCTGACGCTGGCGATGACACCGATGATGACACGGGCGATGATACAGAGTATACCCCTGCTATTCTCGGACAAGCGATTCTTGGTAGAACGATCCTCGGCAAGACGGACGGCGGCACAGTGCAGAAGCTGACCGCACCCACCATTGAGCTCGTGACCGTGGATGACAGCGATGAGCCTGTCATGGAGCAGCTCGATGCGCCTGTGATTACGCTTGAAACTGTGGTGCTGACGCTTGATGCACCAACTATTGAATTAGTGGAGGTATAAAATATGGCAACTTATGTTAAAGGCGATGCCGTTGAAAACGCTGAGACCTATGCGCTGTACGAGAAGAACAGCGACAGCACATACACCGAGCTGGCATCGGCATCGGAAATCAATTTTGAATTGGACGGCTTGGGGCTGGCCGCTGGCGACCATACCCTTGTGGTAAAGGCAAAGGACACCGATGGGGTGTATGCGGATTCGGACTACTCCAACGAGGTGACTTATACGGTGGCAGATACTGGCGAAACTGACATTTCGAGTTTGTTTACATCTGCATTTTCCACAGGTGCGATTATCGCTGATACAGAAAACTCCAGTTATGGCGGTTCTGCCAGCAATCAGACCGCCTATATCGGCAATACTGATAATAGTGCTTACATTAGCGTTTCCGAATATGCTGGCAAAACCTTGCAGATTACACTTCCTTTGGCAATCGGAACAGCACACGTTCAGTACGGTCTGGTATTCTACACAGGTCAAGGAAAGAGTTACGCAATCAGCAGCGTTACTATGACTTATACCGATGGTTCTGTTGCGGCAGAAACAAAGGAAGTTACAATTCCGACCGATGCGAAATATGCAAGAACCACTTGGCATACCGCAGACAATGAGGCTGCCTGTGGAGTTCCGTTCTCTGCCAAAATCATTGCTTAAAAAGGGGTGAATAAGATGGCATACGAGAAAATAACGCTTGCCGATAACGAGACGCTTATCGACAAGGAACTGCTCGACAAAATGCAGGACGGTATTTTGGATAACCAAGCAATCGTTCGACCTGACGAAATTACATATTATGCAGCCTGTGGAGACTCGATCACACACGCTAACCATGCTGGGGTCACTGACATTGAGGAAAGCGATGAGTTCTATCCCATCGATGGCTATGCTGGAACAACCTATGCAAGAAAGAACTATGCCTACTACATCGCCAAACGCAACGGCTTCCAGTGGGCGAACTACGGCTATGGTGGTACGACTTTACACAGTTGTCATCCAAAGGGATATACAAGTGCCAATACAAAACCCTTTGTAGAAGACCGAATTACTCAGTTGAAAGAAGGAGTGGACTGGAATTACATTTCAATCCTTTTCGGCTTCAACGATTGTACATATGGCCCAGCCCAGCAGAGGGATTTTTGGCTGACAGAAACCTACGGAACAGACCTCGGTTATCCAATTAGTGATTCCCAAATCGGCACAGATGGCTTTGCAGACGCAGACCAAAAAGCGGCGTGTGATGCGGCAACTGGAAGTGTTGGTGGCGTTGAATATACGGATAATGATGATTATTTCTTTGCCAAATTTGTTGGTACTGTAGACGATACTGTTACAACCACCTTCTTGGGTGCATATAACTACGCTTTGGATTACCTGTTCAAGACATACCGTAATGCCAAAATCATCATTATGAACCCGTACACTCCTGGCACTAACGCTCAGAGAAAGATAATCCACGATGGAGTAAAAGCCATTGCGGAAAAGTGGAGCGTTCCTTGTATGGATTTCCACGAATTGCCTTATTGGTTTATGAAGGTAGACCAAACACGAGTTGTCTTTGCCAATCCCGATACTGAAGATGGAAGGTGGGTGCAAGATAACGGCAGCACTTTGGCAGGAACAATAGAGGGCTTTAACCGAGCAAGGTTTACCCGTGACGGCACTCATCCCACGAACTTGGGTTACAAGATCATTTCGCAGCCGATTGAAAGAGTGCTGCTTTACACCTAACCACACAGCCCCTGCGATAGCATCAAAGGGGCTTATACCGCAAAATAAAATGTCCAGCCGAACAGCTCGGCATACACGCTGAGCTTTCCACGGACACGCTTAATATCAATCAACACGACAATCACCTCCCTTCTGCTGTGCAGCAGTATAGCACAGCAGAAGTGGCGAAAAACGTCGAAAGGAGGCACACCCAAATGACCCCTGTCCGCTGCCCCAAGTGTGGGCGATTACTCGGTTACTTCCGAGGCGAGGGTGAACTGGTTTGCACCCGATGTAGGAAAAACGTTCTCGTGTTTTTTGACACAGAGAAACGGATAATTAAATTAAGAACAGAGCGTCAAGAACGCCATTGAATCCCTAGCGCGGGGAGTCGATGGCGTTCTTCTTTTTTACAGGCAGAGAAGCCTTAAATCGCAAAATACGAGAGAGAACTCGTTAAAACGCAGGAGGAAAACTTAAATGGCAAAGATCGATATCACTAAGATTGAAGGTTACGAAACCATGACTGCCGAGGAGAAGCTGGCGGCACTAGAGGCTATGGACATCCCCGAACCCGATTATAGCGGTTGGGTGAAGAAGGATGTGGCTGACAAGTACGCAAGCGAGGCGGCAGGTTACAAGAAACAGCTCCGCGAGAAGATGACCGAGGAAGAGGCGGCGAAAGCCAAGGCTGCCGAGGATATGGCGGCGATCCAGCAGGAACTGGAAGCCCTTCGAGCTGATAAGGCTATCGGCGAATACACCACTCAGTTCATGGGTATCGGCTACGACGAAGCACTGGCTAAGTCCACCGCTGCCGCGCTCCAGAAGGGTGATATGGCAACGATGTTCGCTAACCACGCGAAGTTCGTTGCCGGTCGTGAGAAGAGTCTGAAAGCAGAGCTGTTGAAGAACACCCCTACCCCCCCTGCTGGTGAGGGCAACAACAAGAAAACCAAGGAAGATTTTCAGAAGATGTCCTTGGCTGAAAAACAGCAGTTTGCTACGGAGCATCCGGAGCAATACAAAGAGATTTATGGAGGTAATTAACAATGGCTCACGTTATTTATAACAATTTCGTTCTCGCCAACGAGATCGAGGATCAGTATAACTCCTACCTCGACCTGGCTCGATTCTGTACCGTGGATAACTCCCTTGTGGGTACTCCCGGCATGATTAAGAAGATCAACGTCTACACCGCTACCAACGGCACTGAGAAGCTGGCTATGGGCGCAGGCAACACCAAGGATATCGAAGTCTCCTACACTCAGGAGGAGTACACCATCCAGATGGCTCAGAACCGCTTCAAGTATTTCGACGAGCAGGAGATGACCGATCCCCTGGTTGTCACTACCGGTCTGCGTCATATGTCTGTTGATATGTTCAACCACGTCAACGCCGATGTGTTCGCTGAGTTCAATAAGGCTACCCAGGAGATTACTGTGACCGGCAATGACTTCTTTGGTGCTTTCGTGGATGCTAGCGCCGCTCTGAACGTCGAGAACGTTGAAGGTCTGGAGAAGTTCGCTTTCGTTTGCAACGCTGATATGGCGAAGATCCGCAAGGCTCTGAAGGATGATCTGAAGTATATCGAGGCTTTCGCTCGTCACGGTTACGTTGGCTCCGTGGGCGATTGGAACCTGTATGTGAAGAAGGATGCTGTTGCCAACACCATCGTTGGCGGCACTCGCGAGGCTGTCACCCTGTTCAACAAGAAGGGTGTCGAGGTCGAGCAGGATCGTGACGGCGATATCCGTCAGAACACCATCTGGAGCCGCAAGTATTATCTGGCTGCTCTGACTGACGCTACCAAGGCTGTCAAGATCAATTTGACCTAATTTAGATAAGGAGGTAACGACGTATGGCTATTAACACTTATGGTATCACCCTGAAGTGGGGCGATTCCGCTGCTAATGTTGCAAAGGTTGTGGACATCAAGGACTTCCCCGATCTGATCGGCGATCCTGAGATGCTCGAAACCACTACCCTGTCTGATGCCCAGGTTACCAACATCATGGGTATTAAGGGCAGCGATATGCTGACCTTCACCTGTAACTACACCAGTGCTGACTACGCTTCTGTCAACACTGATGCTGAGAAGCCCCTGTACTATGTTCTGGAGTTCTCTGATGGCTCCAAGTTCTCTTGGCAGGGTCAGCACACCTGCGGTCTGCCCGGTAAGGGCGTGAATGAGGTGGTGGAGTTCACCATCAACATCGCTGCCAGCTCCGCAGTGACCTTCAGCGCTTCTTAACAACCGAAATTAGGGTGGGGGTCTCCCCCACCCTACTGTAAAACAAAAATAATGTGAGGAGAACGTAAAATGAGCAAGATTACTATTTCCTATGACAAGAAGGATTATGTGCTGGAGTACAGCCGTCAGAGCGTCCGTACTATGGAGGCACAGGGTTTTGTCCTTGATGACGTTTCAACTAAGCCTGTGACGATGATCCCTATGCTGTTCCAGGGTGCGTTCATTAAGAACCACCGTGGCATCAAGCGTAATCTCATGGACGAGATTTACGACGAACTCAAAGATAAGACCGGTCTTATTTCTGCACTCGCGGAGATGTATGCAGATACTCTGAACACTCTGATGGATGATAAGGAAGACGCGGGAAACGCGACTTGGGCAGTGACCAAGTAATTGGTCAGCCCAAAACACCGACAGAAATCTTTGAGGATGTATTCCCCTACTATTTGTCTATTGGCATGAGCTATGAGCAGTTTTGGTACGGTCGCCCTGAGTTGGTAATACCGTATCGCCGAGCAGACGAAATACGTCGCAGGCGCATAAATCAAGAACTGTGGTTAGCCGGTATGTATACCGCAGATGCCCTCTCTGCCACGGTAGTGAATATGTTCTCGAAACAGAATTTTCATTATCCTTCTGAACCTCGCCCGATCACGATTGACGAGGCACGAGAGCTTCGCGAACGCGAACGTAAGGCGAAAGAGGAAAAAATTAAGGCAGCGTTCACCGCGAGAGCGTTGAGCGTAAACAAAAAACTCGGAGGCGGTTAAAATGACGGATCTTGAAAAGAGAGTTGAGCTGGCAATCAGAATCGAACCGGATACAGAAAACGATGACGTGCTGGATAGCCTGCTGTCCTCTGCTGGGTCTCTCGTTTTGAACCGTATGTACCCCTTCGGCTACGCTGAGGATATGCTCGTTCCTACGCGATACG